TTTTTTGCGTCAGCTCCAGACTTGGATAAAATCCCGTACCTAGAATCACTTGATATGGTTGCCAAATTAACAGTTTCTCCTGATGCCATAAATGAAAACCCAGATCTTCTGTTTTTAAGATAACACATTCCGTAGCATCTTGTGTCTGCCTTGCAAGCTTCCCAAAAGATAAAGAATAATCTGTTTGCTTCCCTAAAGTCTGGCTTCCCAACATCAATCTTGGACCACTGCAAGTACATAAAGTGAGTGCCAGTAATGTAAGTAGCCACACCTCTATTATTGAACCAATGGCCTTCTTCTCTTCTTTTAAATTGCTCATCTATATATGGCTCCCATCTTTCCTTAAAATCATCAGGATAATCACGCCAATCAAAAACACTTTGTATTTTACTTAATTCTTTCGGATAATCCTCTACAGTCCATTTGTCATTAGACTTGTTTATATTTTTAGGTTGTTTAGGCAGCGCTATTTTAATGTTTTGTATTTTATATATGTCGCCTATTTGTCCGGTTTTACTAATAACAATTATATCATGTTCTTTATTATAACCGTACCCCCACTTCTTAGATTTATTTAACCTAGATATTGTATTTTGTTTTACAGGAGTTATAATCCTATATAAATTTTGGTCATACATTATTTAGATCTTTTCTCAGCAAACCCAGAAAAAGTTTTTGGTTTATTTTCTTCTTTAGGTTTATTCTCTAACAAGTTCTCTTCTTCTTGTATTCTATTAAGAATTTCAAATGCGTCGAATATAGCCAGCTTTTTAGTAGCTGCTGCGTTTTTTAAACGATCAGCAGATATATCATCATCAGAATCAACAATAGGTTCTTTAGCAACTTTTATTAACTCATCAACAGCCTTGTGCCCAGCTTGGATTATATTCTTCTTCGTTTCCTTGATATTCATATTTAATTGTAATACATTTAGTAGGCACTCTATAAAGTCTATCATTATTAATAACAAACTCATATTCAGAGCCCGGTGTAAAACCGACTAAATCACCGGTATTTACATAATCAATATTAGAATCTTTATAATATAGTATGCCTGTTAAAGGTTTTTCAAAGTTAATAGAAAACATTTTTGTTTCCTTTATAGGTTTTACAAAACAAAAACCGTCTAGAGCCTGCCACCCATCTGCCCTTTTATAAGCAAATAGTTGATCTTGTCCAGCCAAATACATATTTTCTTTAATGTAACTTTTACTGTTTTTTTCATCACCTCTTATATCTCTGAATCTTCTAAAAACATTATGATGTAATACAACTAAATCATTTTTTTTTACACAAGTATTATTTATCGCCGGCTCAGCTATAACTTTACCAATTCGGCTTACATACATGTGGTTTTGTAATTCTGTATTTAATATTAGTGTATTACCATCTATGCTTTTACTATTATTGTATCTACCTTCAAAAGGTTCAACAATAAAATCAAACATACCTGTCATTAATATTCTAAATTATATTCTACTGATATTGCCATGTTTTTATTAAAATCTTTCCATGGCATTACTTCGTTATTCTTTTTTATATAAATAGAGTATCTTTCTTTTTCTTCAACTATACTATCAATTTTATGACCACCGTAAACTTCTTGGCCAACAGCATAGTGCATAGAATCAGTTTTATAATCTCTACCTATACTAATCTTCCTTATTAGATTCATTTTCTTTAATTTCCCCTGTTTCTAAATCTATGGTAACATCGCCATACTTTTCTTGGAGTCCAGATTGTATAGTTTGTAAATCTTTTGCACCTAAGTCTAAAGCATGCAATAATTCATGTTTTTGCACCTCAATACCACCAATTTGTATTTGTAATTGATTTACTTTGTTTACGGATTCTTTTAAAGATTTTAATTCTTGTTCAGTAACTTTTTGCATTTTATTTAATTTAATTGTTTTTATTATTATTCATCATACTTTTACCTTTTTCCCAACTGCGCCCTACAAAATAAGCGCCATAAACGGTTACTAGTAGTGTTTGGAATATAGGTATATACTCGTCGGCTATTTTAAATTGCCCAACATTACCATCAAAAAAAGCACAAGCGGTAAATATAATTGTTAAATATATTAATACCATTGGCCTTATGTTTTTTGAAAGTTTACTATCAGAAGCCATATCTGACTGCCACCTTGCAGTAACAGCTTCTTGGGCTTCTTTATCAGCTTTTTCTAATATCTCTGTAATTTGTCTTTGGGCTTCAAGCTTTTCTTCTTTAGTAGTTGTTAAGCTATCTATTACACCGCCAACATCTTTAATTATAGAGCCACTTAACCACTCTAAAATTTTTTTCATATTAATATCTTTTTTTGGAGCCGTATACTCTATTTATTGCATTTTGAGCTGCTGAATATTCAGCACTACCCTTTTCTGCGGAGTTTCTCCTATTAACCAACTCTTTTAAAGATAATCCCATTGATCTAGCGGTTGTATTAGCTTTTTTCCAGCCACTACTTCCTTGAGGTATTCTTTTAGAACCCATAGATCTATTTTCTTTAATTTCAAAATATGGTAAACTTTCTTCGTCTCTAAGCAACTTCGCGTTTTGAGTATAAAAGTCTGGGTTTTTTAAAATTCTTTTACTAGTATTAACGAATTTTCCAGTTTTAGCTACTTTGTCAACATTTGCTACTGGCTTTGCAGCCTTCGCTGCTTTACCTAGCATTTTTGCCCCAAAAGCAGCATAGCCCGCCCCTGGAATAGCCGCCGCTGCAGATAAAGCTGCATTTTTAGCATCCCCTTCCGCACCATACCAAGCGGCATTAACTCCGTCTGCAATATTACCCACAAGAGGAGCTAACCCCAGTACATCTAATGCAAGGTGTCCTGCTTTATTTAGCAAACTTTTTTCTTTAGGTTTCTTAGTAATAGGAGTTGCTTTTTTCATCATTCTTGTAGGAGCTTTTTCGCCGCGTTCATTACGACTTGCCCATACAGCTTTTCTTTGAGCATCACTTACGTACGGCATATTACATTAAAAATTCGTTAGGATCAAAGCTAGCATTGTTATTAGGGCTTATTGCTTTGCTAGCTTGATTTTTAGTTGCTTTATTTATGTTTCTTCTCTTTTTATTTCTTAAAGACTTTTCCTTTCTTAAAGCTTTCTTTTCATTTCCAGCAGCTCTAGCTTTATCTATCTTAGATTGCTTTTTGTTATAAGATTTATTTTTTCTAATTATAGTGTTTTCTTCTTTTTGAGAAAGATTCATATTAGGATTGTTTGTTCCTGGAGTCAAATCTGGTTTTTTAACTACATCTGGTTTTTTAGTAGTTTGAGGTTTTACTACTACAGGTTTTGTTGTTTGACTAGGTGTTTTTTGTACATTACTAGCAACATTGGCACTTGGCTGCTTAGGTGCGTTTTTGTAATCCCATTTACCTGTTCTTTTAAAAATTTCATTCTGTCTTTTAGCTTCTTTAATATAAGTATCTTTATCCATCCAAGAATATGATTTACTTCTATTTTTATAAGCTGTATCATAAGAAACTCTTTTCTTGCTTCCACCACCACTTCTACTGCCTTGGCCACTGCCTTGGCCACCTTTATTTTCCATAATATCACTAGCGCCACCGCCACGAAATAATTTACTTACAGCATACGGTATACCTCCGAAAGGTATAGCTCCGAAAACACCATAACTAGCGGCTCTTCCTAATACACTTTTGCCTCCTAAAACAAAATTACCAATTTTTTTAGCTTTATTCAAAATTTTTCCGGCAGTATTATATAAAGGTTTAGACCCATAAAGAACCATTCCGCCTTTCTTACCAGCTTCTTTAACAACCTTTGGTGTTATGAATGAAGATACTTTAGATTTTATTTTTCTACCAATACCAGTTTTCAACAATTTTTTTCCTTGTGTTCTAGCGACACCTAATGCAAATCTAGCTCCATATCCAATAGCAGACCCTAGTTCAGCAGGTGAATCTTGACTACCTGGTGCATTCATCATTGTCGTTGGGGAAGAAGATACTTCTTTATAAGCGTATTTTTTAGCTTCAGCTTCTGACATACCTTTTTTCAAGCCTTCAGCTAATTTGCCACCATATAAGCTAGCCGGCATTGGGCTGCTAGAATCTTTCATCATTTTTGCTGCTGCGTCTGGAGCTTGCTTTGCTTCATCTTTAGCTTTTTGTTGTGCGCTATCTTTAGCCTTTTTTCTTGCCGCTGCTCTTCTTCCAGCTTCTCTTGCCGCACCTGCTGCTGCCCCTGCTGCTGCACCCGCCATTGCACCTGAAGCCCCTGCTGCTGCTGCACCTGCTGCTAAACCTTTAGCTGCACCTTTTACAGCACCTTTTACAACTTTTCTTGCACCTTTTAGAGCTCTTGCTCCTGCTCTTGCGGCAACGCCTGGGTTTAGTTGAGCTACTGAACCAACATTTAATAGTGGATCTACGATACCACCCTTTGTACCTTTTAGTATTTTAGCGGTAATTGGTATAGACCCGCCACTTTTGTTATTATTCTCCATGTTATTTGTTTTTATACGGAAACATCCTATTTAAAGTTTCCTTTCGTTTTTTGCAACCACAATCTTTGCCTAATGCTTTACTTGTTTTTTCTACCATAGCTTTAATACCGGTTGCTTTTGTAATTTTTTCTATAGTGTCTCCTAATCCTTTTGATTTCATAATATTAACAATTCCATCTTCTTCTTGCAGCGCGTCCTCTTTCTGATTTCCAGCTTCTAGACCTTGCACAAAATGATTTTCTTCTTTTTGCAGCTTTGCTGCCTGGTTTTAATTTAGATGGTTTTGTGGTTACAGCTGTTTTTAACTTACTGCCAGGGTTATCTCTTTTATATTTATTTACACCTTTTTGCGACATACCTCCACCTGCTGCTGCTCCTGTCCCACCTTTATTCGCTTTATTATAATATCCTAAAGATTTTTTCCTTGAAGGTGCTTTGCCTCGTTGAACAGGGCTTGAATCAATATAATCTTGAACTACTTCAGCTTGTTTTGCATGCTTTTTTGAAGCGCCTTCTAGTTGTTCAACAACTTTATCTAGCTTATGCGCTCTTTTAAAAAGAATTGATTTTTGCGGTTGTATATAAGCCATAATTATTTATTGTTGAAATATTTTTTCTTAAGAGGCGCTCTCTTTTTGAACATAGGACTATAATTTCCAAATTGGTAAGTGTTACTATTTCTATTATTCATAACTCTATCCATCATGCCATCAGTACTATATTCAAATTTAGGCATTGCATCTATACTTGATTTGACAGCATCAAAAACATTTGGTCCTCCTGGGTCTATAGCTTTGTCAGCTTGTTTAGATTGCTCCTGAACTATTTCATTTGCTTGGTTCGCATCAAATTCTCTTTTATTTTTTAAGAATGTTTTTTGAGCTTCTTCATTCGCCTGATTATCTGGGCCAGCACTACCAAGTTCAGCTTGGTCCATTCTTCTCTGACCTTTATAGTATGTTTCACCTGCTCTTTTACCTGTAGCTGTGTCTTGTCTAACATTAGCAGAAGCTTGTCTAGCTTGATTATATCCGCTTTGAGCTTGAACAAGTTTACGCATTTCTCTTTGAGATAAATTTGGATTTGCTGTAAATTTACCATCTGGACCAAAAGTTCCATACTTTTGCATTTTACGCATAGTTTTATTAACTTGGCGATCTGCTCTAGTTTGTGCTCTTGCTTGTTGTCTTATTTCCCAAGGTTGCTTAACAGTTCCTTGCATTGTTTTATACAAGTCTCCTTCATATCCAGGTGTTTTTTCTATTTTTTCACATTTACCTGTTTTTTCGTTTTTTGCAAAACCTTCTTTACATGTTTCAACATCTGGCTCTCTTTTTTGTGCGAACCCTGTACATTTGTTTTTAGGATCAAGTTTTTGCTCGTTGGTTAATTTATCACAACGCTTTTTATTTCTTATATAGAAAGCTTCTTCGTCACTGCCTGGCTCAACTCTATTAGTTGAAGGCTCTTTTGGAATTAAATCTCCTTTTTTAATATCTGGATCAACTTCTACTACTTTCTCCCCGCCAGGTCCATACACCTTTGCTTTAGGATCATCTTCCTTTCTAAAAGGGGCTCTTTTTATTCTCGATGTTATTGAATGATAATATGCCAT